GAACCAAGCGATCTAAGTGCTAACGGAATGCAAATACAAATAGTATCTTCTGCCGCAAACATTTCTATGCTTAGAGACTTAGAATATCAGGGCAAGCCTATCAAAGTTTATTTAGGCGCAATAAATGATTCTGGCACTGTATTAGAGCCTATACTTTATTTTGAAGGGTTTAATGACAAGCTAACCTACACCCAAGATGGCGATGAGGTTGTAATTCTTTTATCTGCTGAACACAAATTTATCAGACTATCGCAATCAAGCAATAGAAGATATACGCATAACGATCAGATACTAAACTTTCCTACTGATAAAGGGTTTAAATATCTAAATGCTACAACTAAAGCATTTTATACTTGGGGCGTGTAATGAGTGTATTTAAAAATGATAACAATACTGTTCAGCTGCAGAGCAAATTAGGTATAGCAGGCGCAGATGCCGCGAAAGAAGCATTTGATTACGTTATTGATGCGGTGCAAGAAACAAATATATCAAGTGCTTTTGTTCTAAATACAAGAGAGCCTGCACAATTAGCGCAAGAAAGCTCAACAGAGCCAACTGCACCAAGAAAAATACTATATGGCGAAGCTGTCATTGGCGGCAATATTGTCTGGCGTGTATCACCAGTAGACGGTGAAACGCAGTTAGCTATCGTTTGGGCGCAAGGCGAAGTAGAAGAAGTTACTGAGATATTCTTAGACGGACAGGGTGTAAACGTAACACAGCAATACCCTTTTGGTTATTTTGCAGGTAATTATGTTGGCGAATCCATGTTGGGCGGTGGTAACAACGGCATTTCAGATTCTTTTTTACTGTCAGTAAAACCAAACTATTGGGATGGATTGCATTTTTTTGGCGGGTGTTGTTGGTCTTATTTATTTTTAAGATTTAATGCTACAGCTTTTCCAAACGGTTTCCCTGACATAACCGCAAAGATTAAGGGTCGCAAAATATATGACCCACGTAAAGACTCAACAGCAGGTTCAATACTACATAATTCTTCACTAGGAACAACGCACCGAGCTAACAATTCCACTACTTGGGAATATAGTGATAATGCGGCTCTTTGCCTGCTTAATTACATGACAGATTATGTGATGGGTTTAGGCGAGCCAATTAGTAAGTTTGATGAACAATCATTACGTGATGCTATTGATTTATGCGAAGAGTCTGTACTAAATAGCAATAACCAGCCTAGAAAAAGATATACCTGTAATGGTGCTATTTTTGCCAATAAAAGTCATAGAGAAAATATAAAGCAATTATTAACATCTATGAACGGCAAGTTAGTTTATAGTAACGGTAAGTATCACATATTGCCGTATGCATACAGAACGGCACACAGCGATATAATTGATGAAAGTATAATTGTTGGCGCAATTAACTACTCTGCTAAACAAGGCAGAGCCGATACATATAATAGAGTTAAAGGTACTTTTAACAGCTTGCATGATAACTATGTGGTAACAGATTATCCTGTTCAATATAGCGGTGCTGATGCTGATGGGCTGACCTATGACGATAAAGATGGCGAAACAATTTATCTAGAATACAACTTGCCGCTAACGACAAATGTAGAAGATGCACAAAGACTAGCTAGATTGATGCTTTTGCGCTCACGAATGCAAACCTCAGTAACATTTACTACAAATATGTCAGGCTTAAAGTATAAAGCAGGCGATACGATACAATTTTCAAATGAACTGCTTGGATTTACAGGCGGGCTTGAAAAAGAATTTGAGATCACAGATTACATAATTCAGAATGACATTGAAACTGGAATCACAGTACAGATAACAGCTAAAGAAGTTGTTCTCGCAATATATAACTGGCAAGCAAGCGATGCTATTGATTATACAGCAGATGAATTAGTAGAAGTTTGGGATGGATTTTTGCCTGCGGTAACTAACCTTGAAGCTGAAGTGGTTGATTATGCTTCAGGAAATATATTTAACCAGTTTTTGAGAGTTAATTTTGATTACAATGTAACAAACCAATTGAAAGAATTTGTAATTGTTTTGTCTGATGCAATTTCAGGTCAAACTATAAAAACTATATCTACAAGAGATACAAGCAACTTATTTCCTGAAATTGAGATTAATACATACACTGTATTCACTGTTTCTGTTTATCCCGTTTCTGTTAAAAATGTAGAAGGCGCAACTGTCGCAGAAGCTGATTTGATTTACTTCAGAGAGAGAAGCACACCAAAAAATCAATATTTGTTTCCAAGTAATAACACAAATAAACCAACTGACGCGCAATTTCAATCCTATTTTGGCTTTTTACCACAGGATGGTGATAAAGTTATTGTTTACACAACTGATGCTACTGGAGCTGTTACTGATTCGATACAATATGTTTATGCTGCCGAGCTAAGATATCAACATATAAGATCTACTTCTTTAGGTGATAGATATGGTGCTAGACCAGACATTGCAGATGTAGTTGGATTTACACTCCCACAATTGCCTTACCATGTAAGAAAGTTTAGCTTAGACTCAGATCAATTTTCTGGGGTAACAGTTACATGGTCTATAAATACTTTTAATTTTGAGTTTTATGTTAATGATGATCGTAATTATACTGTTTTACAGCCAACCGACTTAACCTTTACAACATCAGCAGATGGATTATCAATCGAAGTTACAGCAACTCAAGGTGACGTTTTTCCCGCGAGCTTTGAATTAGTGCAAGAAAAATACCAATATACAGTAACAGCAACTTATGCGGGCGGCAGTTTAACTTCAGCCCCTAATTATATTGATCTTAAAACTATACGAGCGCAACCTTAAATTAGAGAGTAATTTAATGCCATTTGTAGAAGATATAAAAACAATTTCAGGCAATCTAATAATAGATGGAACGCTTGAAAGTAAGCACATCAAGACTGATTCTATTGAGGCTAATAAGTTCAAGGGTGCTACGCAAGAAAGTTACTTTAACTACTTTGATGGTCAGGTAATAAATTTCAATTTATATACTACGCTACATGAATTTGAAATACCCTCGACAGAATTAGACTTAGTTAAAGCTAGACATATTTCAGTCGATTGGTATGGCTTGTTGAGCACAGGGCAAACTGCAACTGTTGGTAGTACAATCTATCTATATATTGAGGTGCAAGTGCCAGAGGATACGCCAAGTTTTAGGCTGATAGGGCAGGCGAATCATGTGAGCTATCCTGCAACTGGTTATCAAAGAGTTTATTTAGAAGGCAATTATTTAAATAGATTTGGTATTGGGCAAGTTGGTGCAATAAGTAGCTACAGAACCTATAGGAATTTGCATTACGTTGAAGATGAAAGGCAATCAGAATTAGTTGTCAATGGCACATTTAGCGGTAATATATCCAACAACTGGACTGCTGTTAACGGGACTTTGATTAACCAGTTTGGCAGTTTGGCTTTAATAGAACAGGATGCAACCCCAGATAGAGCGTATTTCTATCAAGCGGTAACGGTTGAAGCGGGCGAAAGGTATGAATTTCAGGGTACTAACAGTAGCTACAGCACAGCAGGTGGCAGATTGCTTGTTTCAACAAGTAGTGATATTGAAGATGCTTTTTATACATCTACTTTATATTCAAGCACTAGTAGCTTCACTGACAAGGCAATTATAACTATTCCAGACGGTGTTACGACTGTTTATGTCATGGGTGAGGTTGCATCTAATACGGATGGAGATCAGCACTCATTTGATAACTTTAGTCTTAGAAAATTAATGAACAAAACCTACGTTGATATTTCAACTTCTGGCGGTGCTGTTGTTTCTGAAACTAATGCTACAACCATTTACCATCATCCTTTTGGCAGTGCCTCTAGTGGCACTTGGGCTGTAGTTACACAAAGAATTATGAGTCTCAGATCGAACCCATATTCAACATATTTTAATATGCGAGCAGATGCATATTTAGGTATCGACAAGCAAAATCTAAAATGCCGAGTAAGAGCTAGACACTTTTTTAGTGGAGATTACATAACAACTCAGGATGGCATTATTAATGTAAACGCTAGAATGACTGGGGAGCAACACGAAACATGATAGTTGTTGGATACGAAAGAACACTAACTGATGAGCCTTATCACGAGTTCATTGAGGTAAGCAGGCACGAGACTAAAGAAGATGCTGAGTTAGCTATGGAAGAATTAAAAACTGCACAGGCTGAGAATGCAGATGTTTTATTATTTTTCTACGGAATAGCTACAAGCGAGAACGAATATAAAGTAAACTTGGTTATAGACCCAGAATAGAGGCACAGAAATGAGCGCGGCAAAATACAATATAACAATAGATCAAGGTTCTGATTTTAGCTTAACGCTTAATATCAAAGAAGATGGCGTTAATAAAAACCTAGATGGTTGGCTTGCCAGAGGCAGTATGCGCCAAACTTTAGAAGGCGCGGTTATTGATAACTTTGATTTTACAGACTCGCCTTATGATAGCACTGGCAATATTGTTATGAAGCTATCACACACTGAGACAGGACTTATCACAGCAGGTGATTATTATTATGATGTTGAAGTTTATAACACATCAGACGATAAGGCTACGCGCATCATACAGGGCAAAATCACTGTAACAAGACAGGTGACTAGATAATGATTTTAACAGTAACAGTAATTGACTCAACAGGCATAACGCTCTCAGGCGATCAAACTGAAATCTCAGTAGTTAACCCTGCAACTAGTGTTACTTATAACCCTACTGCACCTTTCACTGCGACTAATGTACAAGATGCATTGCCACAAGCTCATAAAATGATAGCCGAGCAGACCAATGATTATTCTGTTACTTTAAATAGTACCAATAAGTTTGAAATACAATCAGGCAGTAGTTATGGAAAGCTAACTGCCGCAGGCGGTCAAAGCGGTTGGAATACTGATATTATATCTACTGATAATCTTAGATTATTTGCTGATAACTCTTTAAGCGTTGACATTACTAATGGCGTTATAAATTTCCATGATTTAGTTTTAATGGACAGAGCTACAAGTGGAAATTATACGCAGGGACATTTCAGAACTAATTTCCAGTCAACCGCAGGTCAGCATCATTATGTTTTGCAAGCAAATGGCACGACACAAGGCTATATAGGCGCATCAAGTAATGGCATTTTTATAGGTAATGGTAGTAGATCAATCAATATGGGTGGTGGCTTTTTTGGTCAACATTTGTATCCTGCTAACTTTCAAGGTACAGCCCAAGACGGTCAAATATCTTTAGGTAAGTCTAATGCTAGATTTGCTGATTTACATTTATCTGATGATCTTTACGCTAATGGCGTAGAGTTTGTTAATGGGAACATTACATTCGACACTAATGCTTTTGCGGTTAAAAACGCATCACAAGCAACCCTTATTGACACTGATAGCAATTCTGTAAACTTGCGATATAACGGTACAGCGCGACTTGAAACGACACAGTCTGGTGTAAATATTACAGGAACAGCAACAAGCGGAAGCGTACAAGCAGGCAATATAACTGCTACAGGAAATATACAAGGTGCTAATCTGCTTATAACAGGAGACATGACTGTTAGTGGTGATATTGATGGTCGTGATGTCTCAGTAGATGGTGATAAGTTAGACACTATTGAAAGTGGTGCTACAGCAGATCAAACTGATGCAGAAATTAGAGCAGCAGTTGATGCCGCAACCGATTCAAATGTTTACACAGATGCAGAAAAATCAAAGCTAACTGGTATTGAGTCAGGAGCAACAGCAGACCAAACAGACGATGAAATACGCACCGCAGTTGGTAACGCAAGTAACAGTAATGTCTTTACAGACTTTCATCTTAGCAAGGTTACGCAAGCACCATCATTACTAACAGATAATAGTTTCGGTGGCGATATATTCGCGCAAGGCTTAAATATTGATTCAAACACTTTAGCAGTTGACTCTACTAACAATAGAGTTGGCATTGGCACACCTTTCCCTGATTACAGGCTTTCTGTAGTAGATACTGGTACTTCAACTATTCAGATAAAAGCAGGTAACGCTAATTATAGTCAGCTAAATTTTGGCGATGTTGATGATGGCGATATCGGTCAAATAGCCTATGTCCATGACTCTGATGAAATGCGATTTAGAACTAATAACTCGCAGGGCATGGTCATAGATTCAAGCGGAAACTTAGGCATTGGCACAGGCAACCCAGACAACGCACTGCACGTTGAGGCAGAAGAAGATGTTGCTGTAAGAATAGAAACAACGCATAGTTCAGGCGATTCAAAGGTTAGATTTAAAACACAAAATAGTCTTGGTTGGACTATAGGTGCTAATGATGACGATAGTTTCAGCTTCACTGATGCTGATAACTCTTACACACCATTTGTAATAGAAAATGGCGCAGGAAGCGGAACGCTTACGGTTGACTCTAATTCTAGAGTCGGCATAGGTACGACTAGCCCAAGTAGTCAGCTTGATGTAATCGGTAAAACTAAAATTACCTACCCTAATGCAGACGTTTTATATATAAAACGCGAAAATGTATCAGATGCTAACACTGTAATTACTTTCGATCAGCCAACAAAAAATACTTATATTGGTTCAGACCCTAACAATCATTTTGTTATTGGTAACGCTTTAAATCTACAAGTGCAGAATATTGCGCGTTTCAGAGATAATTATGATGTTTCATTTTACGAAGATACAGGCACAACGCCTAAATTCTCTTGGGATGCTAGTGCGGAGTCACTAGGTATTGGCACATCAACACCAAACGCTAGATTACACGTTACTAGCAATGCAGGGCAATCTGACATAGCTAAATTCGGCTCTGCATCGCAAAGCACATACTCAAAAGTTGACTTCGATACAGACAACTCAGCAGGTGATAAATACATTATTGCCTATGGTAGTTTGCATTCTACCCAAGCTAATGATTTCGCCATGAAAAACCAAACTTTAGATGGTGATATTTCTTTTGCTACGCGAACTGGCACACAAATGACTATCAAGTCAAATGGCAAAGTAGGTATAGGAACTCAGTCTCCAAGCCAAGAATTGCATATTAGCGGTGGAACTACTAGCGGAGAGGTTACAAAAGTTACTATTGGCGGCACAGGGGGCAATGCCGTATCGCATCTACAGTTAGCAGAATACTTTAATGCCAGTAATGAAATGGTTTATGGCTTTTCTTTAGTTAATGCGGGTGCAGATACTAACAACTTATATATCAAACGCCATGACGACTCTGTTTCTGGCTCTGTTGCTATGTCTGTTGGCAGAAGTAATGGCTATGTCGGTATAGGTGTAAATGAACCACAAGTCAAACTACAGGTGCAGTCAGGCGGTGAAGCTATAAGAGTCAATACTATTAACGAAAATACGCATATGTCGTTTGGTGGTGTCAGAGGATTATTTGGCTATAGCGCAGATTCAAGTAGCGCAGTTGTACAGGGTATTACTGGCAAAAGTATTATTTTTTGCACTAACAACAATACCTTTGGTTCTGGCGAAAAGGTACGCATCACAACTGGCGGGCGATTAGGTATAGGAACAAATGTCCCACTAACTATGCTTCACGCCACAAATGACAGCACATCTGGTAACATAGCAACTTTTGGTTCAGCATTACAAACTGTTCACACAAAAGTAAACTTTGATACAGATAGCGGAACTGGTAAAAATTATATTATTGCTTATGGTGCATCACACGCTTCTGAGGCAGGCAATTTAGCAATTAAAAACGTAAACCCAAATGGTGAATTGTTTTTTACTGCAAACAGCATTGAAGGTTTACGCATTGATAATTTTGGCGTGGTTAATGTACCTAACGGAATAAACTTTGGTGGGGCTGTTAATTCAGGCGGTACAGTATCATCTAGCAATAATTTAGATGACTATGAAGAAGGTACTTGGACACCTACAGGTTCAACTAATGTTAATAATTTAACAGGTGCATCAGGTTCATATACTAAGATTGGGCGGCAAGTAACAGTCACTTTTTCTTTCACAGTAGATTTAGCTCTAAATCAAACATTTACTGTTAGTGGATTACCTTTTCAGGTAAGAGATAATTTAGCAAATACTGCTATTGAAGCAACTGGCGTTACATTTTCTGATAACCATTACAAGCTACTTTATGCAATGCATAATAGTACGGGTCTTATATTTGCAGGCGATATAGCGGGTTCACAAGAAGAGCCTGCTTTTTATCGTGGTTCAATAACTTACTTTACAACATAATTATACCTAGTGGATTCTAGGTACGGACTAAAAGGAAAACAAAATGAGTTTAACAAAAGAAGTATTAGCAGATAAAATTGAAGTAGTAACTGTACAAGATGAAGAAGGTAACAATGTTACTGTTGTTCAGGTCAGAACGACTACAAAAATTTTAGAAAATGGCAATGTAATTTCAAGCAGTTACCACCGCCATACAATTTGTTCAGGTGATGACTACAGTTCTGAGCCTAGTAATGTACAAGCAGTTTGCTCTGCTGTATTATAAGGTGATCTGATATGAACTTTACAATAGCAACACTAGAAAGTAATACAGATGGCGGTGTTCTTGTTGTACACTGGAGAGCAAGCAAAGTATCAGGCGAGTATACTGCAAGCTCTTATGGCACTGTTAGCTATACGCCAGATGCAACAGCAGAAGGTTATATAGCTTATGACAGCCTAACAGAAGAAACTGTTATAGGTTGGATACAAGAATCTTTAGATACAGAAAGTTTAGAAGCCGCTTTAGATGCTGATTTACTAGAGCAAAGCAATCCAACTGTAATTGTTGGCAAACCATTTTAAGGGGATAACATGATAACCATAGACGATAAAACTTACACAGAAGATGATCTGAATGCAGCGCAAAAGATTCAGATAAACAGAGTAAATGAGTTGCAAAGCGATCTTGCACAACTTGAAATGCGTATGCAGGAACTTAATGTTTTAATTAGTGCGTATGGCTCAAGTCTAAAAGAGAGTCTAGCTGAGGAAGAATAATGGAAGATTGGCATCTAAGTAAAAATGTACCTATCACTTTATTTGTATTGTTAATTATTCATGCAATAAATGTCATGGGTGCATTCACTGAGGTTGAAGTTGGTGTAAGCCAAAACGCTAAAGATATTTCTAAAGTTACTAATAGCTTTGAGAAACTAGATGCCAGACAGCGCGACTTGGAAGTAAGGGTTGCTCGTATTGACGAGAACGTCATGCAAATGAAAGCATGGATGGAAGAGAAAAGGCAGTGAGGCTTATAGCTATCCTATGGCTATTTGCCTCAGTAGCTATGGCGAATAACCAAGAGGGTAGTCTGAACAATTATCATGGTGAGGATAGTGTAGCAAATTCACACAACACAACCACTGATACATCAACAACTACGCAAAACACCTACAATGGCGCAGGTTCATCTAGCGAGATGCCAGTAGGTTCTGCCATCAGCCCAACCTTTATGTCTAATGGTTCTGATACTTGTTTAAAAGGCACAGCAGGTTCTCTACAAACTGTAGCTGTAGGCTTTTCTAGCGGTGGTTATGAATTAGATCAAGACTGCGTAAGACTTAAATACTCAAGGATGCTATCGACACTGGGGTTAAAGGTGGCGGCAGTATCTATGCTATGCCAGAGCGTTGAAGTTTATCGCTCTATGTTGTTAGCGGGTTCACCATGCCCGTTTATAAACAATGGGAGACTAGTAGCGGGGAAGAGGGGGCTAATGCTTATAAAGCAGAACCCAGAACTATATATTCCTGATTACAAAAAAAGCCGTAAATACTATGACGGCATACTCCAAATTGGCAAGGTGAGCAAAGATGTGGAAGAAGATTACATTTCTATTAGCGATAAGTACCGCAGTTCAAAGCAGTGAATTAGACAACCTAATTGATGCTAGTTCTGCGATAGTAGATCAGATCGATACTGGCGTTAAATTGGTTGGCGCGGCAACCGAGTACGCGCATCATGGCTATGGATTGTCTGATGGTACGCTATCAAGCACAGCACATATATCATCAGAGCAGGTAGAGGCTTACAATTCTGCTTTATCTAACATGGCTAACTACCAACCCTATGGCGCACCTGTTTCAGAGGTTCTTACAGATATGGCTATGGATTCATTAGAAGAAATGGATATGGCTATCGGCACGTTTACAGAAGTAGTTGTAGATATGATCGCAGTGCAGCAGGTTGCAGAGAAAGCCGAAACAGCAAGCACCCCCAAGCAAGAGGAAGAAGTGCAGGTCTTTGTATCTGATAATCAGGATATGCTAACGATCACACAGGAAGAAGTTGATACATACAACACCAGTGTTGACCAGATAGAGACATCAGCTAACGAAGCATCAGCCTACCTAGCCGTAGCAAACAGTGAAGCGGCAGACTTTTTACAGCAGTCGATAGAGGACAACAACACGACTTCTGCCGATGTTAATATCTTTTATGATGCTAACGCGCAATGGGTGGCAATGGGATACAACACGACAAGACAGCTAACAGTAGTCGCGTTAAATGGTGCAGGTAACTATGGGCTTGATATGTATTACACTGAGGCAGATATACTTGCGCTAGGTACAGAGTCGGAGTTCTACAGAACATCACCTGTCGGAATGGGTTATGATTGTTTCTTTGAGATGGAATGTGAGTAATGATTGAAGATAGCGAACTAAAGATAGGCGGTCAGACTTTTAAGGGTGCTTGGATTGCAGTTGTTTTGGCTATCGGCTCAACGATTGGCGGGGGAGTTTGGACAGCATCAAGCCTTTATTCAAGACTAGAAGCAGTCGAGGCAGTGCAAGTTCCAGACGTATCACCTTTACATGAATCCATCCAATTAATAGAACAACAGCTTAAAGATAACGATATAAGCCAATTAAGCGCGAAATTAGCCACTTTAGGCACAAACCTGACAACTATATCCAGTCAGCAAGAAAAGCTCTTAGAAATCACTACAAGCGTAAATAACCTAGAGAAAGAAATAGAGGCTATGAAGTCTACTGTTAAGCAAGCAGAATTAATTTCTGATAGTATAGGTGATGTAGATGAGCGCATGAAAGTAATCATGAAAGAAATAGACGATATTTGGCTTGGTCTTGATGCAGTAGCCATGCCGTTATAGGAGAAACAAACCATGTGGCAAACACTAATATCACCGATAGCTAACCTTGCAGGTGGCTACCTAAAAAACAAAGCAGAAGAAAAGCAAGCTAAACATAAAGCCAAGATGAAAGTCATTGAGAGCGATGCTGACTGGGAATCTAAAGCAGTTGATGCTACAACAGAAAGCTGGCGTGACGAATTTTGGACTTTAGTGCTGTCTATCCCTATTTTTATGATAGGCTATTCAATTATAACTGGCGACCCTGATATTGTTGTTAGGGTGGAAGATGGCTTTAATGCGCTTGCACAGTTACCAGAGTGGTATCAATACTTGTTGTTCATAGCTATAAGTAGTAGCTTTGGCATAAAGGGTGTCAGCAAATTAGCTAATTTAAAGAAATAGTAGAGGCTGTTATGGCAAATAAAAAAGAAAAAAAAGAAGAGAGAGTAGAAAATAAATACTTTTCTCACAAAGAATTAAAATGCAGACATACTGGTGAGAATAAGTTTGACCCTGACTTTTTAGACTTGCTTACTAAGATTAGAATTGAATGTGATTTTCCATTCACAATTACTAGTGCTTATAGATCGCCTAAGCACCCAATAGAAATGCGAAAAAGTCGCGTTGGGGCGCATACTAGTGGTAAGGCAATAGACATAGCCTGTCGCGGAGAACAAGCCGTAAAACTAATTTCTGTAGCTATAGCGTTTGGAATTACGCGCATTGGAGTGCAGCAAAAAGGTACTGGTCGGTTTATCCATTTAGACGTATGTACTCAGGATGATTTCCCTGACTACGAAAACTATCCAGAAGAGACTATCTGGTCTTACTAGCGGACACAAACCCCCAAAGTTTGTCCGAAACGCCCCTTTAATGGGGCTTTTTTTTGCCTAAAGTTAAATTAACTGTTTACATTTGTTAAGTAAACGATTAACCTATGGCTGTAACTTAATCAAAGGAGACTAATTATGACAGATATAAATAACCTTTCTGACTACGAGCGCGGTGAGTACGACTGCGTACATGGTCATCAGGCAAGAGATTGCGAATCAGATGAATACTACAGAGGCTATGGCGAGCAGTATGCTAAAGATGCTTGCGCCTCTTGGTATAACGAGGACATCTTTGAACCGTTCATAAAACAAACTATGGGAGAATATAAATGAGTAACGTATGGAGTACGCTATCTAAGATTGATGTGTCTAATCACATTGAGACTAAAGGTGGCTTGCATTATCTATCGTGGGGGTGGGCTTGGTCTACCCTCTGCGAACACTATCCTGATTCTAGTTATAGCTACAGCGAGCCTAGATGGTGCGACAAGACAAACACTGTAGAGGTCGAGGTAACGGTAACTGTAGAGGGCAAGGCTATTTCTATGTGGTTGCCTGTTATGGACTTTAGAAACAAGGCTATTGAGAACCCATCAAGCAGAGATATATCTGATGCGCGTATACGCTGTTTAGTTAAGGCGATTGCAATGCATGGATTAGGTATGTGTCTGTACATGGGGCAGGTTAAGCCGCAAGAGTTTACAGATGCAAGCAAAGAGAAAGAAGCCTATCAGGATATGATTGTTGACCTGTTGCCTAGCGTTAAGGCGATAAAAGATGGCATTGCTACTGGCGATCTATCGACTGCTAACGAGGCATGGTCAGAATTATCCGATACTGAAAAACAACTTTTATGGCGCGCCCCCAGTCGCGGTGGAGTGTTCAGCACTCAAGAACGCGCTATTATGAAAACCACTGAGTTCCGAGAAGCAAACTAACTAGGAGAAGATGATGAAAGTAGGATTAAACGTAAGAATAGATGTAACTAAGATCGACAAGTCGCGATTGTATAAAGGTGCTAAGGGAACATACTTAGACCTGACTACCTTTGTGGATACTGCGGTTGCTGACCAGTACGAGAACAATGGCTTTATTAGTCAGAGTCTAACTAAAGAAGAGCGCGAGGCTAAAGAGAAAACACCGATTCTTGGCAACGTAAAGGTCTTCTATACTGACAGCAGTTCGCCTGATGGGACAAGCCAGTACAGTAATACCGAGAAGGTTAAAGAGGTAATGCAGGAAGCTGATCTACTAGAGGATGACATTCCGTTTTAGGTAAAAAACCCCGCCCCCGAAAGGGCGGGTAAACCATAGGAGTGATGATCGGGGAAACCATCACCGACAGATTAACATATAGGAGAATGGAATGATAGATTTTGGCGAGTGTTTAAAGAAAGCACAGCAAGTAAAAAACGTAAACAGTTCACAGCTTGCAAGGCAGTTGGGCGTTCACAGGCAGCAGGTGAACATCTGGCGCAATAAAACCAATGTAAGACTAGATACTGCTATCAAGATTTGCAGTGCCTTAGAATACAATTTAGATGAGTTTATCGCGCTATAAAAGAAAACCCCCTATAAAGGGGGCTTTACAATTACATAGAGGAATGTAATACTCAATGTGCCGATTGAGAAAAGATAGTCTAACACAGTCTTATAGTGTCTTGTAACATTCTTTCCTTTCTTTTTCGCACTTTAGTTATCGGGCTAGAGGCTAGTGAATCTCTTAAATTAAACACTAGAGCGAAGTTGACCCTCTTGACATAGCCCCTGATGCAGATCGGTTTCTGCTGATGGATAGATTAGATATTCGATACGATAACGAAATAACCGCGAAGTCGCTTTGCCCTTTGATCGAATTTTTAACTTTGCGTAGTTAAAGGGTGAAACGTGTTTGAATAAAAATGTTTACACACTAACTATTAACATAATCAGGCGAGGCTTGACCGAGCCATAGGAGAAATTAATGTGGATAATACCGAAGAACTACCCACTGTACTCAGCTTTTGCTCAGGATATGGTGGCATCGAAAGAGGACTTGACCTTATTGGAGTCAAGCATAGAGTCATCGCTTATGTGGAGATCGAAGCCTACGCGATTGCAAACTTGGTTGCGAAGATGGAATCGGGTGATCTGGCTCCAGCACCTATTTTTACGGATCTTAAAACCTTTCCATCAGAAGTCTTTCGAGACAGAGTTGACCTTATCACTGGCGGTTATCCCTGTCAGCCATTCTCAGCAGCAGGATTGCGAAAAGGAACAGAAGATGAACGACACTTATGGCCGCACATTAGGCGACACATACAAGCAATTAGACCTACCCAATGTTTCTTTGAAAACGTGCAAGGACACGTATCGCTTGGACTCAGCACAGTCATCAGCGATATGGAAGAAGATGGTTACAGATCAACGTGGGGATTATTCTCAGCGAATGAAGTTGGCGCGAACCACCAAAGAAAAAGAGTGTTTATATTGGCTGACTCCGCAAACTGCCGATTCAAAGAACATGGATACTGCAAATCAAATGATGCTTTGCAGACAGGTGAAACTTTTTCCAACACCTTGTGCGCGAGACAGCAGAGACGATGGAGATATGCAAGCTGCCCAGAAAAGGCAATCGCCAAGCATCTCCGCGATGGCGAGACGTTTCCCGCAGGAAAAGGAAGTAAGCCCTACAATTGGGAAAATACACGACTTAAACCCAGATTGGGTAGAACAGATGATGGGTTTGCCCACAAAGTTGACAGACTTAGGCTCTTGGGGAACGGAGTAGTTCCACAAACAGCCGCAAAAGCATGGTATATTTTAAACAATAGGAATCAAGGGGAATAACATGACACAGACAGCAAGAGTTTTACAATATCTACAAGATGGCAAAAAGTTAACCTGCCTAAATGCTTTTAATGAACTTGGCATTACTCAGGTAGCCGCTAGAATCTTTGAACTAAAAGAACTAGGTCATCCTATCAAAAAGAAAATGATTACCGTAACTAACCGATACGATGAGAAGTGCAGTGTCGCTGAATACTATTACGGTGATCGCGATGCTTCTAAATAACGGTGATACTTACGAACCAAAGCAAGAGGACATAATTCAGTGGGAGAAAACCTACCCTGCGATTAATGTCTACCATGAGATAAATGCTATGGAGTCATGGCTTGATGCTAACCCTACACGCAGAAAAACACCTAAAGGTATTAAGAGGTTTATAAATGCTTGGTTAGCTAGAGCGCAAGACAAAGGTGGCTCACCGCAAGTTAGAGCTAAGACTGACAGTTTGAGGAACAGGTCAGTAGAAGACAGCCTAGCTGATGTGAGTTGGATACAAAACGTAGAGGCTAAGAACAGAGCCATTAATCACTTTATAGGAAAGTATGGTTTCTACTGGGATGGGGAGAGAAAAACATGAAATATATTTTAAAAGTAGACTATGTATGCGAAGCATATATTGAAGTTGAAGCTGATGATTTAGAAAAGGCAAAAGACAAAGCAGACGATATTGTTTTTGATAAAGGTATAGATAGTTTGTATACAGACTATGCCAGTTATGGATTTGAAGAAGTTGAGGGGATACCAGAATGGGTAATATAAAAAAGGTTTTATACAAGGGGAAGCATCCAGAGTTAGTGAACGGTGAGTCATATACCTATGAACACTTTGCGAAGGTCGCAGGTGTTGGCTACAAGTGTATGTATTCGCGGCTGTATGGAAAGAGCTTTGTAACAGATAATGAGCTTAGACCATTAAAAACAAAACACATTGGCAAGCAGTGGCAACCAGACTGGTCTCCAGAAACCGACAAGACTTATAGCCGCTTTGAAACACCGCTAGAGCAAATGTCGCAGAAGTGGTTAAGTCGGTCTTTATGACAGAAGGTGCGTTTGTGAAATACAACTCTAAACAAGATGTAGAAAAGAAAGTGAAGTTCCTGATTGAAGATATGCTCAATTGGGACTTCACCACCCCCCTTGCAGTTAAGCTAGAACCGTATCAAAACCCTAGAAGCCTAAACCAGAATGCATTGTTTCATATGTGGTGCAGAGAGATTGTTAAGGGCATGGAAAAGAAAGGTTTTAAAGTGTCTGAGGGAGACCCTGTCGAAGCATGGAAGCTATGGTTGAAGCGCAGGTTCTTGGGAACGGATAATTTTAGAATAAGTAAAACAGAGATTAGCGGACAAGTTAAGCGCAGTAGTCAGCTAGGTAAGGGCGAGATGGTGCATTTTATGGATCAATGCTATCATTGGGCAACTGAACAGGGGATTAGGTTAACAATACCGCGAGAGAGCGAATATGCGGAGTTAAAAAAACAACAGGAGAGCTAAGGGATGAACAAGATAGACCCAAGAACACTGTTAGAACTCGATATACCGAAAACCGATAGACAAATTGAATACCTTAAAGCCGTCATAGAATGCGGTTCACACACTAAAGCGGCACAGAAATTAGGCATTGGCAGACGATGCGTTGACCGCAGTATCAAACTACTAGAAACAAAAGCCGCCTCAGTAGGCGTAGCACCACACAGAGACTTAACCCGCCAGACCGCAGAAGGCTTTGAAGCCAAGCGCATTTCAACAGCATACAAAGACGATGGTTCAGTAGCCTTGCAATGGGTTATTCAAGAGCCACAGAAACGCGATATGCGAGCAAAGATCGAAGCCTTACTGGATGGCTTAACCGATGACTTGAAAGGTCTTAAAAAGCCTACCAAGCCGCCTAAGCTAGTTGATGCAGACTTTTGTGCAATGTATCTAATAGGCGATCACCATTTCGGTATGCTTGCTGATTCAGAAACAAAGCTAGACGATGATGACTGGGATATTAAGATTGCCAGTCAGATTCTTGTAAATGCAACTGACCGATTAGCACAGCGAGTAGGCAACGCGCATACAGGTGTTCTGGTTAACGTAGGTGATTTCTTTCACGCTGATAGCGGTAAGGCAGAGACAACAGCAGGCACTAGAGTTGACGTAGATGGTCGCATTAGCCGTACATTTAAGAAAGCAGGCAGGTTGTTTCAGATTCTTATTGATAAGATGCTAGAAACGCATCAGGAAGTGGTTGTTATTAATGTGCGCGGCAACCATGATTCTGATATGGCTTGCCATCTATCTAGTTGCTTAGAGCTACTTTACGACAGAGAGCCTAGAGTTAATGTGCTAAAAAACTATTCAAAGTTTTTGCATTGGGAATGGGAAAATAATCTGTTCGTTTACCATCATGGTGATAGAATAAAACATGAGCAGATACTTCAAGCAGTAATAACAAACCTAGACGATGAATGGTCAAAGTGTAAGAACCGCTACTGTCATTTGGGACATATACATCACCACATGAGCAGAGAAGTAGGCTCTATGCAGTTTTCACACTGGGGAAGCCTGACGGCTACCGACCAATGGCACAGCGATAGCGGCTATGGTGCGGAGCGATCTATGACAGCGATTGTTTACCATAAGCAGTACGGTGAAGATTCGCGAGTCAAAATCAACGTGGATGCAGTTAAATGACTAAAGTAATAAAATTTCCAGAGGGTGAAGATGATGGACTTGATGACAACGATATCCGAGTTACTAAAGAGTTCTGCAATACTTGTGGTGGCGGGCTTGAGTTGTGGACTTCTAGCGATCTTGTGGCTTATGGTGTTTGTTCTTATTGTGATATGGGAGTTGGTCAACAGCCCATTATACTTGTTAAGGGTACTAAGCATTAAATGGCAAAGCGCAAAAAAACAACAGTAGCGCAAGAGGTAGAGAAAGCCGCCAAGCTATTGCAGAGATACGTCAGGTTAAAGGCATCAGATGACAATGGCTATTGCCAGTGCGTAACTTGTGGCAAGGTAGACCACTATAAAGCTATGCAAGGCGGTCATTTCTACAGCAGAAGGCATACAATCTTTAAGCTGTTTGAGGAGAACATTCACCCCCAATGCCCTGCCTGCAATGTCTATGGTATGAAAACAACCAGAACGCAAGAAGCCTACCGCATCTACATGGAAGATATGTATGGAGCAAGGCGGGTTAGGGCAATGCAAAGACTAGCTTGGCGAACAGCACCTAAGTTTAACCGAGAAGAAGTCATCCAGTTTCAGAGGGAATTAAAGGAAAAAATCAAGGAAGAAGAGTACAGAATTGGAGAATTTTAAAAAAAAGTAAAAAAAAGTGTTGACAATGTATAATAATGGGTTTACAGTACACCTACATTAATCAAATATATAGAGGTAGTACACATGAAAAACATTAGAGATTGTAAAGTAGGCGACATAGTTGTTATAACAAAAAAAGATTCATGGGGCGGCAACACACAAGAAGTTGTATCAAAAGCAAAAATTACTGTTATGGGTGATGACCGTTGTCAATATGAAACTGTAGAAGTTATTAGTGCAAAAAATGTAATGCCTGATTATGACCCAATGGATGTTAAGGGTGGATTTCATTTTAGGCTTTTTGACAAACCTATATCTTCATTTAGTGTTGCAGTAATTTAATCAAGGGGAATACTATGGAACATCAATTAACTTACATGGATATTAAACGCAAGGAACAGCGCAAGACCGACTTTAACGAAAACATCAAAGGCATTGTAGGCGCGTTAGCTTTATTTGCTTTGTATGCAATCGTATCAACTATGGACTACCAAGACTGCTTGCGAGGTGCTACATCATGTTAATCTATGAAGAGTTTGTCGGTAAGCACTATAATACTCTATACAAAGAGGATGCTAGGCTATCTGATCTGCCTGATGAGGCACTAGATGAGGCGGTCTACATTTGGCTTAACAGTCATAAGACTTGGTTCGAGGACATCTACCCTGCTTGCTTTAGCAGAGGCGTAGGCAAGATAGCTACAGAGATGCTGTTTGGCAAAGCACCATCAGCCAATAAGATAGTCGCTAATCTGTTTGTCGCTATGGTAGAAGATGCCCCTGCTGAGTGGGACAAAGACGATCTATGGTGGTCAGAGGCTTGCGGCATACACCTAGACAGCATTGTTAACTTAGGTAACTTTGCAGACGAGCTGAGAGATCGCATCTACCTGTATCTAGAGCAGACCTTAGAAGAAGAAATATTTAGCGAGTTCTACAGACAGAAAAGGGAATTAGATATGGAGCATGGAATCTATAACACAGAAGTAAGGGGTAACACGTAATGACAGATTTAAGTAAAAAATGGCAAGAACTGCGAGACCAATACCCACCATTGGAAATACCGCATGACAAAGAAGAGCGCACACAGTTTGAGAACTGGGTTGCAGAAATGGGATTTGATGGGATAATCCAAATAGATAGGAGAGAAGACAATGACAAAAACTAAAAAAGCAATCAAAGAGGTTAACCAGATGGCAGACAAAGCAATTCTAAAAGCGCAGTTAGATGCGTATAAAGCAAAGGCAAAGGAATGGCTTGCAGTTGAAGTATATGGACATAAGAGAGGCACAATCCTAGTTGCAGTGATCGTAATGATTGCCGCAGTAATCACAGCTTCATAGTAAACCCCTAGTAGCGGGCATCTCTAAAGCCTGATTAGCCAGAGTGGTTCACTGGTGCTACGAAACGAACCATTTACTCAGGTAATAACTAATATGCTTAAAAAGCATTAGATTGCGTTCTAAGCGGTCTTTATAATCCCACCTTAACAACCTGAGTACCCCCAATGAAAACAATCCTAATACTAGCCATAATCGGCTTAGTATGTATTGCCTATGATGATTTAGGCGGTAGATACATGAGAAAAGACGAACATCCTGAAAATTAATTGCTTGACTGTCAAGTATTAGCTATAGTATATAGGCATAGATATACCCAAAATGAGGTAAATACTATGATGAGCCTAGAACTAACTAACAAGATCAATACTTGTAAAGAGAACGGATGGACTGATCTATTGTCTAAACTAGACGAGATCACGCAAAGCCTAATCGAGAACCCAAGTGCAGGGCATCAAATCAAAACAGCATTAGTCTTTTGGAAAGATGCGGTGGACTGTCGCGCTAAAGGCTTGCCGCCAGAAGAGCATGATATAATCATAAAGAACCCCAAGATGAACGCCAGACAGGTGTTTGGAGCAGACTTATAAATGGGAAGACCCAAGTGGATTCCAGATGCAGAGATATGCGCTAGAGCCTCAGAGATGGCTTCTAGGGGCTTAACTGTAGAACAAATAGCAGATTGCTTGGGTGTAAGTAGAGAGACTATCTACCAAAGACAGAAAGAATACCCTGAGTTTTATGAGTCTATAAAAAGAGGCAGAAGCAAGGGCATGGATCAGATCACTAATGCGCTGTTTGAGAAAGCAGTCAACGGTGATAACACTGCCATGATCTTCTACCTAAAGACAAGAGACAGAGAGAACTGGGGAGAGCAGTACATAGAACCAGTTAAAGAGATTCCACCAATTAATATATCTGTACACCCTGATGCAATTAACAAAGCCGCAGAGTGAGATATTTTGTTCGCCTAGTCGATTCAGGGCGGTAGTGGCTGGTAGACGGTTTGGTAAGACGTTCCTGTCTACAGGTGAGATTCTAAGAGCCGCCATTGGGGGTGCTAATAGAAACTGTTGGTACGTTGCGCCAACCTACGGTGCTGCTAAAGAGATTGCTTGGGATATGCTTATACACACAATCCCAGAAGAGTATGTTGCTAAGACTAATGAGACAGCGTTAACGATCAAGCTGATTAACGGTTCGACCATTAGCCTTAAAGGTGCAGAGAAGCCTAACAACCTACGAGGTAGGGCATTGGACTTTGTGGTGCTAGACGAGTTCGCAGATATGCGACCAGAGGCATGGAATGAGGTTCTAAGACCATCTCTATCGGATAGGCATACTGAGGATAGCCCGACCAGAGCATTGTTTATCGGTACGCCTAAAGGCAGAAACCATTTCTATGACTTATGGGCAACAGGTTTAAATGGTGCAGACGGTTGGGATTCATTCCAGTACACAACCTTAGATGGCGGTAATGTACCTGAAGAAGAAATAGAACAAGCCAGAATGGACTTAGATGAGCGCACTTTTAACCAAGAATACTGCGCTGAGTTTGTTACTTACTCTGGTTTGATATATTATGCATTTAGTAGAGAGCTATCAGTTGTCAATGTAGAAGACACTGGTGGAACTTTGTTAGTGGGCATGGACTTTAACCTTGATCCAATGAGTGCTGTTATATGCATTAGGCATGGGCAGAACCTGTTGGCGATAGATGAAATAGTCATGTATGGGTCAAATACAGATGAGATGGTTGCCGAGATCAAGGAGCGTTATCCTAATCGGCAGTGCGTTATCTTTCCTGACCCCGCATCAAGACAGCGCAAAACAAGCGCAGGCGGTCGCACAGATTTGTCGATCTTACAAAACGCAGGGTTTAGCGTTAAGGTGAAGAAGCAACACCCGTTAGTCAGGGATAGAATTAACGCGGTGAATAGTCGTTTGCTGTCATCAAATGGTCAAAGGCATTTGTTCTTTAGTCCAAATTGCAAGCAGACGATTAAGAGTTTAGAAAGACAAACATACAAAGAGGGAACATCGCAACCTAATAAAGATGGCTTCGATCACATGAACGATGCATTAGGTTATTTAGTTGAGTACCTGTTCCCTGTACGAAAAGAATATAACGTGCAACAGCCGACAAGGTGGACTTGATGGAAGATAAAAGCGTTACAGATACGCACCCCCAGTATGAGATATACAAGAATCAATGGGAGTTCTTTTTGCGCTCTTACATGGGCGGGGAAGAATACGTTGATGGACATTACCTAACACAATACATAAACGAAGATAGTTCAGATTACAACCGTAGGCTAGACTTAACGCCTATGGATAATCATTGTAAGAACATTATCCACATCTACAGTTCTTACTTATGGCGCGTACCGCCAACAAGAGCATTTAACTCAGTGGCTAATGACCCAACATTGCCGTCATTTCTAAAAGATGCAGACCTAGATGGTAGATCATTTAACGCCTTCATGAGACAGGCGCAAGTCTGGGCAAGTGTTTATGGTCATGTTTGGTTGGTGATGGACAAGCCAGAGTCTAACGCAGGCACTAAGGCGCAAGAGCTAGAGCAAGACATCAGACCATACACTACCCTTTACACGCCAGAGAATGTGTTCGATTGGGAGTATGAGAGAGCACCTAGCGGCAGATTTGAGCTAAAGTATTTAAAGATTAGAGAGCAAGTAAACTATATTAGCGAGTCTGAGTATGAGTCGTTTTTCAAGGAGTGGACTAAAGACAAGATCACTACCTATATGCATAACGCAAATGGCACTGAGCTAATTGAAGAGATTGATAATCCGCTTGGTCGCATTCCTGCTGTATTCCTGCCATCTAACAGGTCAGTTATTCGCGGTATTGGCGTAAGCGATCTCACAGACATTGCTCCGATGCAGAAAGCTATTTACCAAGAGTTATCAGAAGTAGAGCAGTTGATTCGCATTAGCAACCACCCAACACTAGTTAAAACGTATGAGACAGATGCTAGCGCAGGTGCAGGTGCGGTAATTAACTTACCTGATGATATGGATGGCAACCTAAAGCCTTATCAGATGCAACCATCAGGCGCAAACCTAGATGCTGTAATGAAGTCTATTAAGGATAAGGTAGAGTGTATCAACCGCATGGCACACATGGGAGCAGTGCGTGGCACAGAAGCTGTTAAGCAGTCAGGCGTTGCATTGCAGACAGAGTTTCAGATGCTTAATGCCAAGCTGTCAGAAAAGGCTGATCTTTTAGAGTTAGCAGAAGAACAGCTATGGTTACTGTACTGTCAGTGGCAAGACATCACAGCAGACGTAGAAGTGTTTTATCCTGATTCGTTTGACCTAAGAGACTACGATAAGGAGCTTGTGTTCCTACAGCAGATGAGAGCAACTGGCGTTAAGTCTGTTACCCTAGCGCAAGAGATCGACAAGAAGATTGCTGATCTACTATTAGATGATGATACCTTGCTTAAAGCACACAATGAGATTGAGACTAGCACACAGACTGTTGGCGACTTCTCAGAGAAGACCCAGATTTACAGCTACCACATTGATGCAGGTGTTGTTACTCCTAACGAGGTTAGAGAGAAGATTGGTCTTGAAGATGTGGCAGGTGGTGATGAGCTTATTGAGCCATCAAAAGGCTCTAGCACTGAGCAGTTATAATGGCAGCTGATACTGACCACTTTGCGATTGTTGATAGGTTAGCTGAGAAGCATCAAGAGCGATTAGCCTCTGCATTGGTTACTTTAGAAGACAGAGTAGCAGATCTAATGGCTACTGCCCCTTTACGAGATGGACAGTTATTTGATCTGGAATGGGCAATCAATGCGCGGACTGAATTAAGACAGGCAATATCAGAAGAATACTTAACAGAAGTAGATGGCGTTATAAGAGAGTACAAGCAAGTAGCAGAAGATGGTGTTGCCATGCTTGGAGAATATGGAGACTTTGTTGAGCTTGACCAAACTGTAGTAAACCAACTGCAACAAATGACGTTTGAAGGCATGGAAGATTTAGGCGTTGAGTATTTAGATATTTTAGCTAAAGAGGTTTATGAAAGCACATTAACAGGTGCTTCATTCTCGCAAAGTGTAAACGCTGTTAAGGCTGTTGTTGGCGCAGACATGGCAAGATACGTCAAGCAACAGATACACGATTCATTAACGCAATTTGATTCAGCGATTAATGCTAAGGTTGCTTTAGATTCTGGTGCTGAGAAGTTCCAATATGTAGGCTCTGATGACGGTGTAACTAGAAGTTTTTGCCGAAAGCACGTTAACAAGATTTACACAATAGATGAAATGAACGAAATCTGGCGAGGAGAATGGGCGGGCAAAAGTGGCTCTAATCCATTTATAAACAAAGGTGGCTATAACTGTAGACACAGGTGGAGACCAGTTAAGTTTAAGGAGAAAGAATAATGCCAAGCGGTAAAGGAACATACGGAAGCAAGGTCGGAAGACCAAAGAAAAAGAAACGCAAGACAAAGAAATAACTTGTGTTAAACTAACGATTTAATAACTACTCTATATGAGGTGCGTAACATGAGCGATGAAATCATGGAAACCGTAGATGAAGCTGTAACTGAGACAGTGGCAACAGAAACTCAGGGTAAGACGTTTTCACAAGACGAGCTAGATCGCATAGTCGCTGATCGAATAGCTAGAGAACAACGAAAGTTTGATAAGAAGTTGGGCGGTATAAACCTAGATGAAGCTAGGGAGCTGCTAACACAGCGAGAGCAAGCGGAGTTGGAAGCTAAGAAACAGCGTGGTGAGTTCGAGGATGTCTTGAAGCAAACAGTCGAAAAGAAAGATGCAGAGATTATGAGTTATAAGGCTCGGCTACAGGAAACGCTAATTGATGGCGCATTAACTTCTGCGGCAAGCAAGAATAACGCAGTCGATGTATCGCAAGTAACTACCTTGCTCAAGGGCAAGACCAGACTTTCAGCAGAAGGCACAGTTGAAGTCGTAGATCAAAATGGAACGCCTAGATATAATGAACAAGGCGATCTATTGTCAGTTGATGAGATGGTTACAGAATTTTTAACTGCAAATCCGCATTTTGTGAAAGCCAGTGGTGGCGGTTCAGGAAGTGTTAGCAATGCAGGTGGCTCGACATCGAAGCCCGATAAATCGATGGAATGGATAGTCGATAACTGGACTCAAGGCGGCAAAGAAATGTACGCCAAGATGAAGGGGAGAGGCTAATAACTTTTATCTTTTTATTTTAAGGAATTATTATCATGGCTTACGAATTTACAGATTCAACTAGCTTGCAACACCTATTTACAGACATTGTTGCACAAGCACGTTTCACCGCAGAAGATCACAGCCTACTAACAGGCTTGGTTAAAACTTACGATATTGGCGCACAAGCTGGTAAAGTAATCAACATTCCTAAGTATGGCACAGCTTCTGCCGTTGCTCTTACTGATGGCGCAGATCAAGAACCAGATGAAATAACTACTACGGAAGTTCCTGTTACTGTTGCTGGTGTTGGTGCATCAGTTTCTGTTACAGATATGGGCGGCTTTGGTAGCGCACAAAACGTAGTAGCAGACTTAGGTACTGTTCTTGGTAACGCTATTGCTAAGAAAATGGATGAGGACATCATTGCTTTGTTCTCTGGCTTCGGCAATACTGTTGGCGCAGTTAACACTAAGTTATCTATTGCTTTGCTTCTTGAGGGTATCGCTAAGATTCGCGCTAACTCTTTCAGAGGGCAACTAGCTTGTGTTCTTAACCCACTACAAGCACAGCACCTTAAAGCTGAATTGATTGGCGGTTCTGGCTTTAACAACCCTGTTGCTAACACTGCAATGACCACTGGTTACATTGGCTCTATTGCGGGCTGTGATGTGTTCGAACACGCAAGTGTATCTATTGACGCAAATGACGATGGCATTGGCGCAATCTTTGCACCAGAGGCTGTTGCTATGGCTGTTAAGCGAGACTTTGCTATTGAACAGCAGCGTAACGCTCTAGGTCGTTCTACTGAATTAGTAGCTACTGCCTACTATGGCGTTGCTGAGTTGGAAGATTTAGCAGGTACAAAAGTAACTTGTTCATCAGTTACTGCATAAGCTGTTAGTGTATTGCCCCCTTGCTTCGGTAGGGGGGCTTTATTTGAGGTTTATATGGCTATAACTTACAGAGGCGAAAGGTTTGAGGGTTACAATAAGCCCAAGCGAACCAGAAACCACCCTACAAAGAGTCATGCTGTTTTGGCAAAGCAGGGCGATAAGGTAAAGCTAATAAGATTTGGTCAGCAGGGGGCAGACAACAAGCCACCTAGAAAGAACGAATCAGAAGCCGATAAGGCAAAGCGCAGAGCATTCAAAGCTCGACACGCAAAGAACATAGCAAAAGGTCGCAAGGATAAAACAGCAAGTGCGGCTTATTGGGCAGATTTGGTGAAATGGTGAGATAAATGGCGTTTTCTACAGATTTAGATTTAAAAAACCTAGTGCCTGATATATTAGAGCTAGGCTTTGATACGTTTAGCGATGAGCATACAAAGGCTCAGAACGATATTATCCGCGACTTACGAATTGAGTGGTGGGATAAAAGAGGATTAGATGGCGAGTTAGACAGCACATTGTTAACTGATTCACAGTTTACTAGATGTTCTGCCTACCTTGTACTTTGGAAATACGCATTACCACAGCTAACTAACTGGGTAGATGGCGATAGATTTCAAAACATGATTACATTTTATAAGTCTCGTTACGGTGAAGAGTTTGAATCTATTTTGCGCGATGGCGTAGAATACGATGTAGACGATGACGGTACTGTAACTGAGATAGAAAAGAAGTCTATCCATAGCGGTAGATTGAGTAGATAATGCAGATTACTTTTAAGAGTAATTACAAACAGGTTAAAGCCAATCTTGAAAGGCAAGGTAGAGACGTTGGCAAGAGCATTAAGAGAGCATTATCAATAACTGCCCAAGAAGGCATCAACATCATAGAGCGCAGAACAGCGCAGAGTGTTGGATACAAGGGCGGTAAGTTTAGAAAGTATACGCCTGATTATGCTAAATTTAGGTTATTTAATGGTCGCACACAAAGACCAAACCTAGAGTTCAGTGGCAAGATGTTAGGCTCTATGACCAGTAAGGCAGATAGCAAGAAAGCTACTATCTTTTTTACTAGAGCAAGAGAGGCTAAGAAAGCGGCAGGCAATAATGAATTAAGACCGTTTTTCGGGTTCAGCAAAAGAGAACAGAAGAAACTCGGCAAGATATTCTTTAGGTATATTAAATGAGCATTAGAGAGCAAATAGCGGTTGACTTGGTAGATACCCTAGAACAGATTAAAAAGCCTGTAATAGTAAAGTATGTAACCAGAGAGCCATTTGATTTTGAGAAGCTATCTAATGCACAGTTCCCTGCTATTCTAGTGCAGAGCGCAGACGAAGATAGAGAAAACAACACTATTGGTGGCTCTATATCGCACAGAATGGCAACGATTAACTATCAGCTTGTATGTTATGTGAAAGGCAAAGAGATAGACACTGCTAGAAACAAGATCATTGAAGCTGTAGAAGAAAGTCTTGATGTTGATAGAACTAGAGGCGGTGTTGCCCTAGATACACAGATTATCAGTGTTGAGACTGATGAAGGTTCTATTGCACCGATAGGCGGTGTAATTTTAACTCTGCGTGTACTGTATAAGTATCAACGCGGTACACTTTAACTTTAACGAGGTAATACAAATGGCAAGTGCAACAGGTACAGACGGCATTGTAAAATTAGTTACTGATGGCGGTACATTGGCTACAGTAGCAGAGGTGCGATCTTTTACTATTGATGAAACAGCAGACACTATTGAGTCAACATCTATGGGTGATTCTGCAAGAACTTATCTAGCAGGGCAAAAAACTGCAACTATCAGCCTTGAGTGCTTTTGGGATTCAAGTGATGCTGCCCAAGATGATCTTGACGTTACATCTAAAATTGATTTTGAAATCTACCCTAATGGCGTAGGCACTGGTAAGAAATACACTGGTGAAGGCTTCGTAACAGATAAGTCTATCAATGTTTCTTTTGATGGCATGGTAGAAGCAACATTTGCAATTCAAGTTACAGGTGCGGTTACAGAAGCATCAGCGTAATAACACAGGGGATTAAACTATGGGACTAGCAAAAGAATTGCGAACGCGCAGGAAAGTTGAAGTAAGGGAAGTTATTGTACCTGAATGGGGTGATGATTCTGGTTCTTTCAAGTTATATTGCAAGCCGATTACTTGCTATGACATGAACAAGTTGCAGAAGAAGCACCCTAACTTCTTAAACAATACCACTATTGCCGCTATGGTCGATCTGATTATTATGAAAGCAGAAGATGAAGGTGGCGATAGGCTGTTTACTGCGGCAGACGATAGAATGGAATTGATGGGCGAGCATACTGATGTTATATCAAATATTGCTAACCAAATGTTTGCTGATATAGAGTCTGAGGAAGATTTAGTAAAAAACTAAAAACCGATCACCATAGAATGGACTTAATTTCTTTGGCTGATCGGCTTCACAAGACAATAGAAGAAGTAGAACAAATAAGCATCACCGAGTATCGTGAGTGGATGGCATATTTCAAAATACTAAAGGATACCGATGGCTAAACAAGATATGAAATTTGAGATACGGGCTTTTGATAAAACAAAGAAAGCCTTTCGCTCAGTATCAACAGGCTTGCAAAAGCTAGGTGGTGCGCTGTCTAGTACCAAGACACTTATAGCAGGTGTAGTCGGTGTTGGTGGTTTCGGTGCTTTAATAGGCACAAGTTTACGCACAGGCGATACTTTAGCTAAAACCGCAAGCAAGATTGGCGCGACTACAGAAGCATTATCTGGACTAAGATATGCGGCAGAACTTACTGGCGTTGCATCACAGACAATGGATATGGCTTTACAGCGTTTCACTCGTAGGGTTAGTGAAGCGGCTATGGGAACTGGTGAGGCTAAAGATGCTTTGATAGAACTTGGCTTGGATGCTGAAAGCCTTGTTAAGTTACCCTTAGATACACAAATGGGCATGGTTGCTGATGCCATGAAAGAGCTTGGCACGCAGTCAGACAGAGTTAGGATAGCCATGCGACTATTTGACTCAGAGGGTGTTGCCTTAGTTAACACCTTAGCAGGTGGCTCAGAAGCTCTAAAAGATATGACTGATGAAGCAGAAGACTTAGGCATCACTCTTAGCCAAGTTGACGCTAAAGCCATAGAAGATGCTAACGATGCTTTTGCTCGCGCTAAAACGGCTGTTATGGGCGTTGTACAGGCTATGACAGTTGAGTTTGCGCCAATCATTGAAGACCTGTCAAAAAGATTCACAAATTTCATAAAAAAACAAAATGAGTCTGGCAATGTAGGCGAAAGAGTAGCTAGAGCATTAATTAGTGCTTTCGAGTCAGTGCGAAACCTATTTTTAGACTTTCAATCTGCTGTTAAATCTGCACAGCTTGAGTTAGCTAAAATGGAATGGTTTATAAAAAGCACTTTAAATCAAACATTGGGCAACTTAATAGGTATATATAATCAGGTAATTTCTTTATTTAACGGTACTCAACTAAGAAACCCATTTGCAGAGGGCGTAGCCGATACTAGACGAGAAATAGCACAGCTACAAGGTGAATTAGCCAACCTAAGAAATGCCGCAGACGTAAGCATGGCAGGGCAAATGTTTACACCACAAGGTCAATACATACCCTACGCACAAAGATCAAGCTATGATGGCGGTGGCTTTACTGGTCGTGGCGCAAGAGCAGGTGGTATGGATGGCAAGGGCGGTTTCCCTGCTATTCTACACCCCAATGAAACAGTTGTAGACCACACAAAAGGCGGTGGTCAGGGTGTAGTAATCAATCAAACAATTAATGTTTCTACTGGTGTACAATCAACTGTCAGAGCAGAAATAAACAATATGCTGCCGCAGATCAAAGAAGCATCTAAGCAAGCAGTCTTGAATGCTAAACGCAGAGGCGGTTCATTCGCATCACAGCTAGTAGGTAGATAAAATGCCAGATACATTTTTGAAAGATAATCATAACTTGATTGAAACTATGAGCTTTCGATTAGTTCACGCTAATGCGGTAAGTCAATCTCCATATACTTTACAGCAACAAGTGCAAAGCTATGGCGGTATGCGTTGGGAAGCTGATATAACCCTGAAGCCTCTTGATAGCGATGATGCTTTAGCAGTACAGGCTTTTTTTGTGAAGTTATCTGGGCGTAAAGAATCTTTTGAATTGCCAATAAAACATCAATATAACGCTTCACAATCAACAGTAATAGGCAATCAGTCAATTAATGGGGCGCATACTAAAGGCGATAGCACTGTAAATATAACAACTAATACTGCTATACCCGCAGGTAGGATGTTTTCATCTAGTGGGCGTTGCTACATGATAACTGATTCAGTCAATAGTGGAAATGTAACAGTAAATATTGTTCCACCATTGCGAACTAATTTAAGTGATAATCAAACAATATATTTTAACCCTGCGGGAGTATTTAGATTAACATCTGATGAAGTTGCATGGGGCATAAGCAATGATCTCAAATATGGTTTTAGCTTCACTTGCGTTGAGGCTATAGATGGCTAGAGATATTAACAGTCTTACTAAAGCAGAATTTGAATCGGATAAGTTAACGATCTATTTTGCTGTTGAGTTGACTTTGCCTGATGCAAATAACCCTGCACAAAATATTGTTGATAGAATGTGGACAGGTTTTGTAGATCAAGCAATTACTATAGATGGCACATCTAATACTTTCACAGGAATGGGCGAGCTATTAAATATAAGCGGTACGGCTGAGCCAAGCGATTTAAGTGCTAACGGAATGCAAATACAAATTGTATCTTCTGCGGCAAACATTTCTATGCTTAGAGACTTAGAATATCAGGGCAAGCCTATCAAAGTTTATTTGGGTGCAATAAATGATTCTGGCACTGTATTAGAGCCTATACTCTATTTTGAAGGCTTTAATGACAAGCTAACCTACACCCAAGATGGCGATGAGGTTGTAATTCTTTTATCTGCTGAACACAAATTTATCAGACTATCGCAATCAAGCAATAGAAGATATACGCATAAAGATCA